CGACGGATTCGATCCCATGAAGGAGATCAGATCACCGTTAAAATTGGTGAACGCATAGGCTGTATCCTCTGCAATGCAATCAAAAACAATCAATTGCTCTTCAGTCCATCCAGCTTTGGCGTAGATTCCTCGCATGATCCAAAAAGCGAGCAGAATAATCAATGCTTCCATCTTCTTGTCGAACTTGCCATAGTCTCCTGCAACTAGGCGATCAGCACCGTGGGCGGTGAGGTAGACATAGTATGCCTGCCACTCCAGCGACTGCACAGTACAACCAGGAGATGCTTCAAAGATGAGTGGGTTCTCTTGAATCAGCTTGATCACTGGGAGCATGTACTTGCGCACCAAAAACTCCAGTCAGCTGGTGCGGCTGAGAATACGCGCACTTTGCCATCCTTGATCTTGTCAAGAGCACGCGGCTCATCCTTGAGCTGACCGCTGAACACTGGTGCTGCACGCGTGCCATTGCTGTAGCAATCCTCAATATAGGCAATACGTTCCATCACTTCCTCGCTGAAGTGCATATCACCCTCAATCCCAGAGAGAAAGTGCTTCTTGGACTTATTATATGGCTCACCCATAGATGACTTGAAATTCATCTTGTCAATGAAACGAACACCTGGAATACCATTGACAGTGGCTTTGTTCGTTAACGGCTCCAACGTATCAAGGGCACCCGCAGGGAGGAGACCGAGAATGTCGTCCAAGTAAGCTCGAGCAATGTCCTTCATCAGACCCGGACTGAGAGCTCCAAACTTCTTCTTGGTGGAGTCAAGCAGGGCCAAGCGCCACGGTCGCCAATCGCGCAAATCAGGTGACCCAAACTTAAGTTCCCAATCGCGTTCCTTTGCAATCTTTTCACTCAAGAGTGTTTTACGCACCTTTGATCGAGAGGTCGCGACAAAACCATCAAAACTACCGTAGCAGTTGACAGTCCCATCTTGCAACCATCTCAATGGCGATTTCTGGCGCAATGGAACCAAGATCTTTGTGCGAGAAGGAGCGCTAATCACAGGTGTAGCGCACTGAACGACAGGTGATCCAAAATGACGAACTGCTTGGTCGATGAGGTCACTATTGATGGATGCAGCCCACACTTGTTTCTCGTACCCCATGACATGGATGCCGAGAATGGCTGCAACAGGTTTGTGACTGACCAATGGAGAACCACAATCTCCCACGATCGTTGGATCTTCCACTCGCCCGGCCCACGTGTGCAGATGACTGTCCAGTTCACCAACATAGACCTGTCTTTGGTCTGCACAACGAACAGTGGTGATCTTCGTATCAATTCCCTTGGTGCGGATCACATAGCTGGCTGTGTATGC